GCCCCTCTGGGCCCACCAGCGAGGCCAGCCACTCAACCTCGGTACCCACGAAGCCGTTGGCGACGGCGACGGCGTAGGCGCTGGGGCCGTCGATGCCGTCCGTGCCGTCCGTACCTGCGGAACCCGCCGGTCCCTGCGGGCCGGTCTCGCCCTGCACGCCCTGGATGCCCTGCGGGCCTTGCGGCCCCTCTGGGTCCCACCAGCGAGGCCAGCCACTCCGCCTCGGTACCCACGAAGCCGTTGGCGACGGCGACGGCGTAGGCGCGTGGGGCCGTCGATCGCCGTCCGTGCCAGCTTCACCAGGAGCCCCTTGCAGCGATCCGCCAGCAGGCCAAGCCCCGGCGACCTTGGGCCCATAGATCATTTTTGGGGCCCGTGTCATCGATGTAGTAGTCGCCATCGTTACCAAGCGCATCATCGGGTGCACCGGTGCCATGCCGCAGGAGCGCGGTTCCATCGAGCAGTGCCTGCGCTAAGGCGGCATCCTGCGCGGCACTGGCGCTGGCAGCCTCGGCCGCCGCCTGCGCCTGCTGTGCGGCGTCCCGTGCTGCGATGGCATCAGGGGTGATGTCGCCGTTGGTGCCTGGCGCACCTTGCGTGCCCTTCAGCGCGATGGTGACCACGCTGGTGGCATTGCTGATGGAAACCCCGGTGGTGAGGTTTCGGATTGTGACGGCCGTCATTGCACTTCGATCCAGATCAGAGGGGTGGTGTCAACGCAGCCGCCGTCCAGCGACATGCTGACGCGGAACCGGTTCACGCGGCCAAGCCCAAGGCTGCTGGTATCGGCAACCCGCATTTCAACTTGCCCGGCCGCTGCGTCGGTCACGGTGAACTGGGCGGTAAATTCCGGCTGCGCATCGAACAGCTGGAACGTGCGCCCAGTGATATCGATCGGCGCGCCGTTTTCATCCGTCCAGCTCAGCGTGCTGTGCAGGCATTCGCCGCGGTTGATGATGATGGATTGCATAACTGGCCCTTTTTCAGGAGTGCTCGTTGATGGTTCAGCCGATCCGGTAGAGCAGTTCGTGCAGCGTCACCACGGATGCCCCACCCGCTTCCGAGCTGTTGTGATAGATCCCACCGAAGACACCGCCGAACGGAATGGTGGCGACGCTGGTAGCCAGCGTGGTGGAGATGATGGCCGTGGTGGACGCATACCCCTCGTAGAGGTTCATCACCTGGTTGTCACCTGATCGAGCCAGTGTGAAGCGGAACGCTTTCCTGCCATCCGTTGCCCATGTCAGCGCCGCCGACTCCAGGCCGATACCAAGGAAGGTCACCGTGCCATCCGCGGCCCGCTGGTAGGCATACAGCCGCACGCCGTTGGTCGGGCGGCGATACAGGATCACGCCACCCCGATAACCTGGGTCCGTGTAGCCGAGGTTGGGCAGCGAGTACAGCACTACCCCGTTGCCTACAGGCAGTTCCGCATCGAGGAAAAGCTCCAGCGTCTGGTCCGCGAAGATGGCGGCCTCGTTGCACCCATCTTCAGCTGCGGTGTTCTGATAGGCGATGGTGCCGGTGGAGGGGGTGGATTGGATCAGCTTGCGGCGGTGTCGAAGTGCATCACGCACGCCATCGGTCCTGGACTGCACCAGCTCGAAGTAGCCGTAGAACAGCGCGGCACCGTTGCCGGAAACGTACTCGATGCACGACATGCCATAGGGCAATCGGCCAAAGCGGTAAGGGATGTCGGAGCGTCGAAAACCGCTGCTGTAGGTGAAGCCAACCCCGGCCGGGGTCTTGCTGGTCACGGTGCCGTCGATGTAGGACGTCACGCGCACGAACGGGGCATTCGCAGTGCCAGCGCTGGTGTAGTTCTCGTTGTCGATGCCGCGGTAAATCAGCTCGGTGTCCGGAGACTCGTTCCAGACCCACACCCGCATCATCACCGTGCCGGTGGGGGCACTGCTGGAGTAGAGGATGTTGCCGCCCTGGGCGTTGTTGGCCAGCTGGTAGCGCGTGGAGTAGTTGCCGACGTAGGCGCATCGGCTGTCCCATGTTTCCACACGCTGGCGGGCCAAATCGCTGGTCACCACCACGGTGTCGCGGAAGAGATGGCGCGCTATGAATCCGGCCTTGAAGGCATGCCCCTTGTTGCCGAAGTGCAGCCCGTCCGACTGTTCCACCGACCACTGCAGGCCGTCCGCGTTCCGGTTCATCCACTGCTTCATCGCCAGGTCCATGTCGATGAACGGGATCTGGAACTCCGCGGCCACCGCACGCTTTGCTTCATCGATCTGGCGGCTTGATTCCTTGTGGTCGCGGGTGTCCGTTCCGCCACCGCGGTACATCGCATCGCATCCCAGAAGGACGGGAACGGTTCCGTTCAACAGCATCCGCATGCACAGCTTGCGCGTCTCCTTCGCGTGGTCGGAGATCTGCGAACCGGACGTGTTGATATCGTTCAGGCCGAACGCGATGAAGCAGATATCGGGTTTGCCGTAGGCCGGGTTGGAGAGCACCGCGGCCGAGTAGTTGCTGTAGGCCCAGCCGTTGTCCAGGCGCTGCCCCGTGTAGCCCGCGTTCCACACGCTGATGTTGTTGTTGCCGAACATCGTGCGCAACAGGGTTTTCAGCTTGGCGGGCCAGGCGTTGGGCGCATCCGACTCATGGTCGCCCGTGCCGGTGGCATTGCCACCGCTCGTGGGGTTTGCCGTCCAGCCAGTGGTGCCCTGCCCGTCCGTGGTGCTGTCGCCAAAACAGGCGATCTTCACCGTCTGCCCGGCGGCCATCTTGGCGCACAGGTATGCCAGCCGATCCTGCGGGCTGACAACGCCCGCGCCGGGAATAAGCAAGGGGGACGATGTGTCCGCCAATGCCTGGGTGATGGCGTTGGTGACCTGCGTCGGGTAGTCGTTTTTGGCGCTGGTAGCGCCGAAATCCTTGCCGCTGATCAGTTCACGTGCCTTGTCTTGCAGGGTGCGCGTAGTGATGGCGCCGGCGCCTGCCGGCTGGAAGCCCACCAGGGTGCTGCCGCCTGGAGCCAGCAGTGTCGCTGCATCCACCTTGGACGCGGGCGTGACGTCACTCCATGCTTGCAGGTTCTCGCTGAGCGAAAACACCCAGCTTCCGCTATCAGTGACGGTGCTAGAGCCTGCGATGCTTAGCCCAACCCCCGCCACGTATGCGCTGATGCTAGTGACGCTGCCGCTCCCTCCAGGCCCGCCTGCACCAAAGTCTGCCGATGGGAACAGGACGGCAGCGCCAAGCTGCACCCCCACCACGTAGTCGAAACTGCCAGGGGAAACGACCGGGAGGTCAGCGACGGGCGTGGGGGTGTCAGTCATGCTGCGTCTCATAGCGCGCCAAATGACCGCTTGGCATTGAATTGGTGGTCGGATTACAGGATGGCGTCTGCATCCGCGGCGCCGGAAACCGCCGCAGCCTGCACGCTGATGCGCAGGCTGATGCCGGTCAGCACCACGTCGGGCCATGGGAACAGGCCGGTGATGGGCTCACCCAGCACTGCCAGCAGGCATTCGCGGGCGATGGCGTCATCGCCTAGTTCCTCCATGCGACCTGCGGTGACGGTGTGCTTGTGTTCGGTGCGCACGGGCCTGCCATCCGGCAGCAGCACGGGCAGCCCACTNGCGGAGATGGCGCGGGCGATGGCGTGGTAGGCCACGCCGGCATCCACCCGCTTGCGCGTGCAGCTCACGGCGGCTAGCGCGCCCGTGTCCAGCTGAACCACGGTTTCGTCTGCGCCTGCGGGCACGTCGGTGCGTTTGATGTAGGTCATGGTTCCTCGTAAACGATCTTGTTGTGGTGCGGCAGCAGGGCGTCGGCGGTATCGCCCGCCCAGAAAATGCCGTCGCTGATGCTGATGTGCTGGGCCTCGATCTGGCCCACGCGATCCACCCGCGCCACGCGGCCCATCGCCACTTCGCCACCCACGCGGGCAAGCATCTGGCAGCCGGCTACGTCGGTAGCCAGCAGGCACTCAACGGGCGCTGGCATCGGCGCGGTGTCGGTGCAAGTAAGCGAGCCGGCGTCATGCGTGACAAGCACGCCTGGCGAGGTGACGCGCCGCGAGTAGGTGACCTGTGCCCAATACTCGGAACGGCTGGCCGGATCAATGGACAGCAGCCAGTCGCCGGGCTTCACGTCGCCGGCACGGATCAGGCCACGGTCGCGCTCGATGACGAACGCATGCACGCTGGGGCATGTCCCCGTTCCGCTGCCGCCGCCGCTGCCACCAACGTCGCCGCCACCGCTGCTGCTGCCGCCCGTAGCCGCGAACTTGACGGTTACTTGGTCGATCAGCACGCGGCCCGTCTTGGACATGCTGGCCACGCTATCGGTGGTCACGCCCAGCGTGCGGCTGCCGCCTTCCCAGTAGGGATCGTCGTAGTACAGGTAGACCGTGCGCAGCTCGTCCGCAACGCCGGTGATGGCCGCGCTGCTGGACCCGTAGCTGATTTGCTGGTCGCCAACCTGCAGCACGCCAGCGGTGACGCTGAGGGTGATGCTGGTGTCGGTGCCGCTCCAGCTGATCTCGGTACCGCTGATCCAGCGGCTGGAGACGTTGCCCACGGTAACCGGGGGCAGCGCGGTGGAGCTAGTGCGGTTGCCATCGGCCACGTCCCACGTAATCGGCACCCATGCCGATGCAGCGCCACCGGGGCCAACAGAGCGCGCCTCGCCCTCGTAGCTCACGCCACGCGACAGGCCGGGGATGGTGATGTTGGTCGCTTCGGCCGGGTAGCTGCCATACGTCCACGGCTGGCCGCTCAGCGCGACGCGCCAACGCACTTGGATGGAAAGGGTGGGCGCGCCCATCACGCCACCTCCGTTGCGTAGGGGTAGCTGCCATATCCCGATTTCCGCTCCAGCCGCAGGGTCACCTCCGGGGAGGTGGTGCCGGCATCGTTCGGCGTGTCGTTCTTTTGGTCTGACAGGATCACGGTGATGTTCGGCGGGTCGGGCGGGTCGCGGTAGGCGGTGCCGGTCACCTCGCTGGTGATGGCCTCTGGCGGGTCTGCCCAGAACGGGGCAACGCGCTCGTCATAGGCCACCGCCGTGATGGTGGCGGCCAGAACCGCAGCGGGCTGGATGCCGGTAATCAGCAGCTTGACCGTCTCGCTGGAGGTCTCCCCCACTACTGCCACGTCGCCGGCATTGACGCCCGTGGGCAGCGTGGCGAGGTAGAAGGTTTCCGTTTCCGGCGCGTGCGGCACAGCGGCGATGACCTCGCTGGTCATGTCGTCCTTGCGGATGCGAACGCTGTAGGACTTCGCCGGGTCGGTGACCACCCGCTCATCCAGCACCAGCGTTGCCGCGCTGCCGTCCAGTGCGCCCGCCGTGAGGCTTGCCACCCTGCCCCAGCCTGCGCCCCACTCGGTCACGTCGTGGGCCACATGCACGCAGTCGCCGCGCGTGCAGCCGATGTTGGCGATATCGGTTTCCCAGCTGTAGCGATTCGGCCTGAACTTCGCCTGGGCAAGGTGGAAGCGCCCCGCACGCCAAGCGGTGAAGGCATCGCAAGCCATGCGCAGCTCCAGCGTCTCAAACTCAGTCGGCTCCGGGTCGGCGCTGGCCACACCGCGCGCATCCACGCCGCGATAGCTGTAGCCGTCGTCCAGCAGAATGACTTCATCCGTTTCCCAATATGCGGCCGGGTTGCGGAATCGCACCTTCAGCGCATGCGGCAAGCGGGTGAACACGCGGCTCACGCCGAAGTTGCGGCTGTCCAACGGGGTGAAGACCATGGTGGGGATCGTGCTGCCGTCATCGAACAGCACGCCATAGCGACCATCGCGGCAGCTCAACGCGCCAAGCGCGCAGCTCAGCACCTCATCCAGCAGCGCCCGCACGGTGGTTCGCGCGTCCGCCACCCCGCGCGTTTCGAACTCGTTGGCGATGCAGAAGTCGGCGAAGGCGGACAGGCTGGGGAGATCAATGCGGCTGTCCGGCACGTGCGCGCTCAGCGCCGGGCAGGACCGCAACAGCCACGCATAGACCCACGCCGGGTTGTAATTCAGCGTCGGCGCGCTCCAGGTCTCGGTGCCGGCGTCGTAGACCGGAACCTTCTGGTGCACTACGCAACTCAGCGTTTGCAGCGTGCCGTTCAGCTGCTCGCTGGACCCCTGGATGCGCATACACAGCTTCACCGTGCCGGTGGTGCTGGGGTTGGTCGACTTGATGCTGCGCAGCACCGTCCACTGCGCATCACCCACGCGGCTGCTGCTGTTGCTGCTACCCCAATTGGTGGCACCGCGGGTAACGCGCACGTCGTACTGGCCGGCCGGCACGCCCCACGCCACGCCCACCGCGAACGGCTTGCGGTCGCCCGGCTTTACCTTCGCCGAAGTCACCGCCGAAAGTCAGGCTGGAGAACCCGGTCACGCGGGTCGGCTCGGCGCCAACCTCCGGCGTTGTCACCGATACCGCCGTCCACGTTCCAAGCCCAGCCGGCGAATACTCCACCGTCAGGCTGGCCTCGGCGCGGACGATATTGCCCTTGTCGTCCATGCCGAACAGGCCCTGCGGGAACACGATGTCAAGGCTGATCTCGGTGACGTTCGGGCTGGTGGTGCGGGTCACGCTGTCGCTATCGTTCATCGCCGCGCTTACCGCGACTTCGTTCACGTCGCTGGTGTAGAGCGTCGGCGACTTCGTGATTTCGTACTGGACTTCATCGAAATCACCGATGGCGGTTTCTCCGATCTTCAGGTCGGTAACCTGCATGTAGACCGTGGGGTCATCCGGCCCGCCGTAGTCGTGGCCAAGATCGAACATCAGGCGCTGGTAGGTGGTGTCGCCAAGCACCTCGGAATACGGCATCGCGGCATGCGGCGGGAATACCTTGCACTCGCCAAGCACCAGCGGGATCACGCCGTAGGGGTTGGCCTGATTGCTGCTGCCGGTCAGCATGTTCCAGCGGCCCGGGTCTTGCTGCGCGCCGCCCATCGACGGCGGCTTCGGCGGCGGCACAAGCGCATTGACCAGCAGCGAACCGACCATGAAGGCTGCAGCACCCAGCAGCTGCGAGCCGAACAGCAGGCCCACCTGCGGCGCGAAGATCGCCACCGCGATCATCAGTACCGACCGCAGGATCTTGCGCGCGCCTCCACCGCCTGCCGGCATCACTGTGCAATGGATCGGCACCATCGCCTTCGGACGCACGCGGGACCACAGTTCGCGCGGCACTTCATAGCCGCCGATCTCCACGCGCAAGGTGGCCGCGATCTGCGCACCCTGCGCCACGCCGTCCAGCATCTGCTGGATGGTCTGCCCGGCGCGCACCGGGAATACGCCGGTTTCGGTACTCAGCGGGTGTGGGCGCAGCACTAGCGGGTTTTCAGCCTGCATGCGCCTCCCCTTTGTAGCGGTAGAACCCTTCGACGCGGTTCTTCCACATACGATCCGTGAGCCGCGCGATGCGGCTGCTGCCGTCGTTGCCGCGTGCATCCGGCTGCGGCCAGTGCAGGAATCGGCAGGCGTCCACCACGACGCCCACGTGCCACGGCTTGCCCGCAAGGTTGAAGATCACAAGGTCGAACGGCTGCGGCTTGTCCACCCGCACGAAGTCGCGCACTAGCCCGTCACGAATGCTGGCGCCGATGCCATCGCAGTCCATCGTTTCGCGGTAGCCGCTGCCGTAGTCCGGCAGCACGACCCCACGCAGTTCGTCCAGCACCATGCGCACTCCGCCCCAGCAGTCCGCGCCAGTGCGGTCGCGGCCGTGATCGCGGAACGGCAAGCCAACGAAATCTGCCAGCGTCATACAAACAGCCCCGGGCTGTTGGTCGGCGTGTAGCTCTGCGCCGGCACCGCTTGATTGAGGAAGTCTTCTTCGTAGCCCAGCGTGCCGGTAATCAGCAGCGCGTCGTAGTCGATGGACAATAGGCTGAACTCGAACGGCCCCATCTCCACCGTGTTGGGGCTGCTGGCCAGCACGATCTCCAGCGTCACCTGCGGCACGCCCACGTATTCCCGCAGCGCCCGCGTGACCTGTCGATCCACGTTATCCACGCGCAGCTGCACGGTCGGGTTGGCGCTGTCCGTGTCCTCCGGCAGCACGGCATCGAACGGGTACGGGTGGAACGTGCCCGCAGTGCGCACCAGCGGCTGGGTGTCGTTGACCGCGCGCAGGGTGTCCAGACCAGCGCCGGAAATGGTCAGGCAGGCGAGGAATACCTCGCCCGTCTCGCGGGCGATGGCGGCGCGTGCGGCAGCAGGGGAAAGGGTGCGCGGCATGTCAGGTGGTCAGCGGGGAAACGTCAAGGAGGTAGGTGCCCTGTGAGGTAGTGAGTTGCTCCAGTTCGATCGCGGCCACCCAACGATTGCCCGCCGCGCTGCGCGGCGTGAAGCCGGGGCGCTTGGTGAAGCGGTAGGTCACGCCGGTACCGGTGGGCTTGCGGAAGTCGATCCAGTCGAACGGCAGCACGTCGGCCAGCGTGATCTCCACGAAGTCCTGCAGCACCTGCACCTGCGCCTCGATCAGCACCAGGTTGAAGGTCAGCGTTTCCGGCACGGCGGTGAAGCGGCGGCGCATCTTGGCCACGCCGGCATCCATCTGCGACCGGATCACGTTTTGCCCAGGGGTGTAGCTGATGCCCTCCACCAGCGGCACCGGCAGGCTGGTGGGCCACCCGGGGTTAGCCACGGCTCACCCCCTGTGGAGCCAGGCCGAAGCGCGACTGGACGGCCCGGCCGGTGCTGCCCATCCCCGCAATGCGCCGGTCCACCTCGGCGACGGCAGCATCGACAATGACCTTGACCACCCTGTTGCCATCCTGCCCGGTGGTTTCCTCGACCCGTGCGGGACTCCCCCCGTTGTTTTCCACGATGACGGTGACGCCTGAGCCAGCCGGCATGGCGCCGCCCGCTCCGGCACCGATGGGCTGCGCAGGTGTCACCCAGCCAGGCCCACCCGGGATCAGGTAGCGCCGGCCGTTCTGCTCGAACACCTCTGGTTGCCCGCGCTCCACCACTTCATACAGGCTGCCGCCCGACACGCTGCCACCGGTGGCGCGGCCGCCGCCGAAGATCCCGGAGAAAAAGCTTCCGATGGCCGACATCCACCCGCCACCGCTGCCGCTGCTTGCAGCGGGATCGTCTGACGGGAACAGCTTTCCGATCAGGTCATCCGCAAGCGCCTCCAAGCCGCGCCGCTTCAGAGTGTCGAAGAAGCGGTCCAGCGCGTCCTCGGCATTTCCAAGATCCATGCCGATGTCCACGAACAGCCCCTTCAGGTCGCTTTTGGTCTTGTCCAGTTCGCTTTCGCCATTGATCTTCCCAAGCAGCTCGCCGATCTTCGCCCTCTGCTCTTCCGTGGCCGAAGCGCCCGCACGGCGCAGCATGATTTCCCGTTCGCGCTCGTCGTTGCCCAAGCCCAGCAGGCGGAGTTCAAACTCCATGTCTTCGATCAGCGCTTGCGTGGGGTCCAGCCGCGCGCGGATGGCCTCGGCCTCCTGGTTGTAGCGCGCGACCTCCTGTTCCTTGGCCTTGTCGATGTCCGCCGCCGATGCGCCGGCCGCCTTGCCCAGCTTGGTGATCTGGCGCAGGTTCTGCTCGTGTTCGTTCTGCGCGGCAGCCAGCGGGCCCGCCAGCGTGGCGGCCAGTGCCTTCCATTGGTCGTCCAGGCGCGCGGCCTCGTCGATCTCGCGCTGGATGTCGGCCACGGTGGCGGCGTAGAAGTCGGGGCGCTTTGACTTCGCGGCGCCAGCTTGCGGCGGAGTAGCCGCTGGCGTCTTAGGTGTGGCCACGGAAGTGCCGCGGGCCCGTTGATCCGCGGCGAAGTCGAAGGTATTGGCATATGGGATTGGAAGCCCAGTGCCTGGCACCTTGTAGATGTCGGCCAGCGTGTAACCGCTAGCCTTGACCGCCGCGTCGATACGTGCGTTGGCTGCGTCGATCTGCCCCTGCAGCATCGTGTCCGCGCCCAGTAATTTACCTAGCGGGTCATTGGATGCCGCAAGCCCACTGCCACTCCGCGACTGCTGCATGGCCACCAGCTTGTCGCGATTGGCCAGCAAGCCGCCCAGGTCGTTCGACTTCGGGATAAAGCCCTGCTTGGACAACCAATCTTGGTATTCGCCAAGCAGGACGCCGAATTTCCCGGCGGCCTCCAGCGCGGCGTTGCCAATCTGGAACAGCGCCGTGGTGATATTGGCCGCACCCTGCTGCACTTCAGGGTCATTCAGCGTTTCGACTAGCGTGTTGACCGCTTCCGTGGCTCCGTTGAGGCTGCCGCCGCTGCCCTCGGTCAGGTCGTCGACTGCGTTTTTCAGCGCCGTCATGGCCCCACCGAAGGTTTCCCGCGCCGCCTCTGCGGCGCCGCCGAACTCCACATCCAACTCCCGCAGGATCATGGCCTGCGCCTCGGCGGCGCGGCCGGTTTCCACCAGCGACTTGATGACCTGTTTCTGGTCGGCGCTGAACTGGACGCCCATGCGCGACAGATTCAGCATCCCGCTGACAGGCTCTTGCAGCGCCTTGCCGACAGACAGCGCGGCACTCTCGAGGTCCGTCCCCATGGCCGTGGCCATGTTGGTGATCGCGTCGATGGCCTTGGGGAAGACGTCTGCATGCACCTTTGTGAAGGTGAGCAGCATGGCCTCGGCCGACTTCACGGACTCATCGTCGAACGTGGTCTTGCGCGCGGTGGCGGTTGCCAGGTCGTCCAGCGCCTGCTTGGTCATGCCAGCGGCGCCGGCGGTGGACTTCAGGCGCGCTTCCAACTGCGCGTCCACCCGCTCGGCCTCCATGGTGTTCTTGATCACCATCCCCATGACCGCAACCAGCCCGACGCCCATGGCCGCGCCGGCCACCTTGGCCGCTTTCACCATGCGCGCCTGCGCAGCGCTGGCCTTGTCCAACCCCGCCGCCGCGGCGTCGCCGCCCTTGCCCACATCCAGCAGGCTGGCCTTCAGCTTGCCGTCGTTGCCGACTTCGAAGATGACCTGGACGCGGTCAGTTCGCGTTGCCATCAGCGGGCTCCCTTCGTTCGGCGTAGACCGCCAGCAGCGCGTGCTCGATGATGCGGATGCCCGCGAACAGCCGTTTCCACGTGCGCGGCTTGTGCGCCTGCAGGGCGGCCATCACGGCGCTGTAGTCCAGCCCGCTGCGCCCGGCCATGCCGTTGCGCCACTGCGTGGACGCGAATGCCGCCCAGGCACGCAGCACCGGCACGTTGGCCGGCAGCACGCGCGGCCGCGGGCAGTCCGCACCGGCCGTGCAGCGCCCGTCCGCGCAGCCGCAGTACGCGCTGGTCAGGTTGGGGTTGGCGTAGCGCTCGCCCGTGGCCCATAGGTCCTCGCCGCTTACGCCTGGTCCCGCGCCGGCGTTCCACCGGGCCCAGGCGACGAGTTTTTTGCCGGCCCCTCGCGGCTGGCGCGCAGCAAGCCATCCAGCAGCGCTCGGTAGCCGTAGTCCGTGGCCAGCAACGCCTCTAGGCGCTCGGCGGTGAACTCCAGCGGGGTGCCGTCGGGGCCCTCGAGGTCGTACCAGCCAAGCACGCGCTCACGCAGCAGGGATTCGTTGCCCTGCTCGCGCGCCAGGCTGGCATCCAGCAGGCCGGCCACTTCCTCCGTGGTCTTGGGCGCGCCGTTGACATCCAGCCGGCCGGCAATGGCCAGCGTGGCGTCGCGCTCACGGGCCCGCAGCTCAGTGCGGGACAAAATGCGGTACAGCACGCGCATGCTGCCGCCGGCAATCTCCACCGGCTGCAGCACGCGGTCCAGGTCAGCGAATCGGAACATCAGATCACCGCCGCCAGCGCGTTCTTCAGCACCGCGGTGATGCCGATCTCCCCCGTGGTGCGGTGGGTGGTGAAGCTGAAAGGCAGCTTCAGGCCCTTGGGCCCGTCGATCGGCGGCTTCTGCTTGTTGAAGACCAGCGACGGGATGGTGATCACCAGCGATTCGTTGCCGGCGGTGCCGCTGCCGTCGCCCTTGGTCAGGGTGACCACCAGGCTAGCGTCGGTGTCGCTGGCGGCTTTGTTGAGCAGGGCCGCGCTGTCGAAAAAGGCCACGCCCTCGCCGCTGCACATGAACTGACCTTCCGGCAGGTCGTGACGGGTACCGTCGTTGCCCACGCAGTAGCGCTCGGTGTCCAGGTCGTTGCCGAAGGTCAGCTTGGCCGACTCCAGGCACACGTTGAGCCCGTCCCCGAACTGCCAGTCCAGCTTCTGCGCCTTCCACGCGTTGTGGCCGGTATCGGTGGGGCTGGCGTCCACGGTGTCGGTGTTGTCGGCATCGCAACTGCCGCCCACCAGACCCACGGACAGGTTGATGTTGCCGTTGGCCGGGATGTCGATGCTGAACTGGTTGACCCGCAGGCCGCTGTAGACCATGTAGCGGCCAGCGCCAGAGATGCCGGCGCCGTAGTCCACCTCCATGCCGATCCCCACCGGCAGCGCACCCGCGCCGGTGGGGTTCACCGCGAAGCTGTGCGTGTACGGCGAGGCAGTGCCGCTGGTGGTGGGCGTGCCGATGACATTGGCCAGCCAGAAGCCGATGTCCTCGGGCGCCGCCACCGCGGTGATGGTGCCGCCCACGTCAGCCTTGCCCTCGGTGCTGCGCTGCATGCCGCGGTAGCCGGACAAGGTGTTGTCGCTCTCGCGGTCTGCCTTGTCGCTCAGCGTGCAACTGACGAACGGGATGCGGCGGGCGTCCGGGGTGGTCGGCGTGGTGTTCCACGTCGTTTCCTTCCAGCCGATGACCTTGCTCAGTGCGCCGGTGACGTTGCCCATGGCTTACTCCTTGGTGTCCTGGGGGGCGGCATCGGCGATGCCATCCACGTAATCGCTGACGGCCTGCTGGTCCGCCGGGGTGGCGAAGCGGAAGCCCTTGGCCGTGGCAAGCCGGAAGGCCTCGGCGGCGGGCACGCGGTAGACCACGCCCGGCAGCAGGTCGCCGAAGGCACGGATGCCGCTGGCGCGCTCGGGCGGCATCCACACCGCGACCTGGCCGCCCTTGTCCACCACCTTCGCGGCGTCGGGCGGGGCCTGTGTGTTCAGGGAGACAGCGGCGGCGTTGGTGCGCTTGGGCTTGGCGGGCATGACGGGCCTCACTGCGAGATGGACGGTTCCACCAGCAGGCGGAACGTGGTGATGTGGGTGGGGTGGTTGGCGCTGCGGTCGTTGGCCTGCGCATCCACGGTGACGGCGGCATCGCCCATCAGCGGATTGCGCAGGAACAGGCGCACCAGCGCCGGCAGCAGGCCCAGCCGCTGCTGGTAGGCAGTGTCCGGGTCCTGCTGGTGCCAGACCAGGGCTAGCAGCAGCTCGCCCTGGAAGTCCTGATGGCAGGCGCCCACGGCCACGCCGGTGCTGCCGGTGTCGCCGAGCTCCATGACCCAGCAGGGGAAGTGCTCCTGCCCGATGCTGGCCACCGGCCGGAACCCGCGCAGCAGGCTGGGCGCCATGGCTTCGCCGTTCTCGCCCAAGCCAAGCGCCTGGATGTCGGCCAGGAACGCGGCGTCCCCGGCCAGCAGCGCGGCGATGCCGCTGTCGATGTCGGCCAGCGTGCTCATTTCACCGCATCCAGGGCGCGCTGCAGCGCCTCCACCGGGTTGGCGTCGGCGATCGCGTCCGTCAGGAAGCGGCGCGGCCCGTAGTACGGCGCATTCGGGTTGCCATAGGCATGGAAGCCCTCGTGCACGGCCATCGCGTAGGGCGTGTCGTTGAACACCACCATGCGCCAGGCATCGCCGACGCGGCGCGGCGCATCGATGCCCATGCCCCGCCACAGGGTGCCGCTGCGGCGCGGCACCGGGTACGCGCCGGGCGCGCCGCTGCCGGACAGGTTCTTGACGGCCCCACGCTCCACGGTGGAGGCAAGGTCGCCAAGGAAGCGCTGCACTGCGCCGTCGATGGCCTGCGCGCGGCCTGCCATGCGCGGGTTGATCTGGTGTGCGGTATGCCGAATGGTCATGCCAGGACGCCGCCGCTGGCCGGCACGCTGAACGGCCCCGTCTCCACTACCCCGATGCGCGCGCCGCTGCCCAGCGCGGCCACGTCCCCGCCGCTCAGGAACAGGTCGATGTTGGAGAGCATGCAGCCCTCGGCATCCTCAGCGTGCTGCAGGTAGCTCCTGCGCTCGCTGCTGGCGGAAGGGTTGCCCTCCAGCGCGCTGAAGGCGTTGCCGTCCAGGAACGCCGCGCGGCGGCGCCACAGTTCGGCCTTCACCGCGCACAGCTCGGCACGGCGCAGCCGCTGGAACTGCGCGGGCTGGTCCTCGCTGGTGGCCGCGGCATAGGCCGCACTGCCCACGCGGTCTTCCACGATGACGGCCGCCTCTGCGATCACCCGGGCCACGTAGCCGGTGACTGCCGTGGCCCAATCCGGCGCAGTGCCGAACTGCTTGGCGTTGAAGCCAGCATCGGTCACGTCCTGGATGGTCACCTTCGGCATGCCCCTGCCCTCTTGCGTGCTGTCCTAATGCAAAGCCCCGGCCCGTGCGGACCGGGGCTTCGTCCCCTCACCCCGGTGTTACGGATCAGGCGAACTTGACGCGCCGGACCTGGTTGCTGTCGCCCACGGCGGCGTTGAACTGGCCGGTGCCCACCCAGTCCTGCGCGCGCTTGTGGATGTCGCGGTTGGTCTCGATGCCCAGGTCCATCCACACGCCGCGCTGGTTGCGGCGGCCGGGCACGATCAGGTAGTAGCCGGTGTCGGCCGCGGTCACGTACGGGCTGGCGATGACCTGCCCAACGCTGTAGGCGATGGGCTGGGCGTTGGCGTTGTTGGCCACCAGCTGGCTGCCGCGGGTGGCCTCCAGCATCTTCAGCACGTAGCCCAGCTTCTCGGGGCTGGTGAGGATGGTGAACTGCACGCCCGTGCCCAGCGCGTAGCCGCTGGAACGCATGTTGCGCAACATGGCGGCGGCGGCGGCGTTGAAGGTCACGGTGGCATCGGTGGCGAACGCCACGTCGATGCCGCTGCCCTGGGCGGTGAACAGCCCATAGTGCAGCTCGGCCTGCAGGTCGTAGTACTTGCCGCGGAACTCGGCCACGGTCTGCTCGATGTTCCAGTACTGCTGGAAGCGCAGCCAGTCGTCCAGCAGGCCGATGCCCGCCGAGTAGGTCACGTACTCCACCGGCGTATCGGTGCTGCCGATGTTGCGGGCGATCTCCACCTTCTCGCCGGGGGCGCGCTGCTTGAACTGCAGGGTGCTGTTGGCGCCGATGACCTTGAAGCTGGTCTGGTTGCTCTGGCGCATGTCCACGAACTGGAACAGGTTGGTCCAGCCCAGGTCCAGTTCGTTGATGCCGCTGTGGAAGAAGCTGGACACGCGCTCGGCGGTGGACGCCAGCGACGGGTTGTCGCCCGGGGTCGCGTACTTGGTGGCCAGCCGCGCCTTGATGGCGTCCACGCCGAACGACTTGCCCACCGGCTTGCCGAACGCATCCACGACCTGCGCGCCGAAGGCGCCCTTGCCGCCCAGGATGTCCACGCCCAGCTGCGGCAGGCTGAGGTCGAAGTTCACGGCCTTGGCAAGCGCCGACAGGCGCTCGGCCTCCGGCACCTTGGCGATGTTGCTGTAGTTCACTGCGCTCATGGTGTCGGCCCTTATCAGGAAATGGCGGCGAAGCTGTCGAACTCGACCAGCCCGCTGGTGGTGTCCGCCGACAGCTTTGCTTCGACGGCGAACCCGCACAGCGTGTTGCTGGTGGTGGTCTTGGTGAGGTTCTTGGCGGTGGCGTCCCAATACAGGGCATCGCCCGGCGCCCATGCGGCGCCGCTCGCCTTCGGCGCGTTGTTCACCAGCGCCTTGTGCACGAACGCATTGCGCTCGCCCGAGTCGGTGGTGTTCTGCGGGATGAAGACCCGCGAGTTGATGACGATGGGCTCGTGCGCGGTGCAGGCCGCGCTGTGCGCGTGACCGAAGCTGCGGACCAGCGCGCTGGAGTCGACGATTTCAACCATCATGGTCATGGCTCAGGCCTCGGTCAGTTCTGGAACACGGGGGAGTCGAAGGCACCCTTGGTCTGGGCACCGCCCTGCGGCGTGGGCGGGTTGACCTCGCCACCGGAAACGGTGGGGGCACCCGCGTCGGCCAGCGACTTAGCGGCAACCGCGTGTAGGCGCTTCAGCGCCGACAGCGGCATGCCGTCGTACTCCTTGCGGGCGGCGGCGTCGGCCTCCGGCTCATCGCCCACGACCCCGGCCAGCCGGTCGGCCTTCACGATGTCGCCGATCAGCGCCTGCTTGTAGTCGCGGCCGGCCAGCGCCAGCTTGGCCAAGCCATCGGTGTCGTCGGCCAGCTTGGCGGCATCGCCCAGTGCGCCCTTCAGCGCATCCAGCGGCGCCGCCGCTGCCTTCGCGGCAGCCAGTTCGTCGGTGAGACTGGCGGTCTTCGCCTTCTCGGCGTCCAGCTGTTCTTGCAGGTTCATGTCGTTGGCCTCGGAGTTGCGCGGGGCGGATTTCACAGCGCGTGCGCCTGGCTGCGCCCCCAGCCAGACCAGCGACATCTCGTGCGCTTCGCCAGGACCGGTCCAGCGGCGCAGCTCGTATTCGTTGCCGGCCGCATCTGCGACCTTCTCCCGGCCCGCGGCCGAGAAGCCGACGCTCACGAAACAGGCCACGCCGGCATCCAGCTTGGTCAGCAGCGCAGCGTTGTCGGCCGTCTTCGGGAAGTAGCTGTCCGCCACGACCACGGCCACCTGCGCCCGGTCAGGCGGCAGCAACAGCTCCTGCCCGCGCATCAATGCCTGCGCGTCCTGCAGGCTCATGGTTTCGAGGCGCGCCCCGAAGACCAGCCCTTCGCCCGGGCCGCTATCGCCATCCCACCCCGTTGGGTGCTTGACGAACACGCCCTTGCCGGGAAGCGACTTCACGAAGTCCTGCAGCAGGCCTTCGTCGAAGCATTCGTTGTCGCGGTCTACGCAGTTGTGGCACACCACGAAGGTGCGCACGTGCAACTCGTCCGCGGTGAACTCACGCAGCGTGAAGGCGTTGATGGCAACCAGCTGTTCATCCGACGGCGTTGCCGCCGCCTTGCGCTGACTGAGCCGGAACGTCTTGTGCTGCGCTCCGGTCACTTGGTGCGCACCTGCTGGACCGGCTTGATGTTGGCGCGGCGCCACGCCGCCTGGTCGGCGGTCAGCGGGCCCGTCCAGGATTCCTCCTGCCACGGCTTCAGCGCCGGCGCCTTCTCGGCGGCCTTCTCGGCGTCAGTCTGTTCGTTCGGCTTGCTCATGGCGGGCTCCACGTTGCGGATGCAGCGTCGTGGTGTCCTGTGTACCGGCCCGCCGCGCGCACGGCATTAAATGCGTGTGCGGATTTGCGGCTACGCATCAGCGGCGCGCGACAGCACCGTGCAACGGCAGTTGGGGTGGCTGCTGTCGACTGGCACCGGTGCGGCTGGGTCATCGATGTCGTAGGGGCCGTTGGCCTCCAGCGTGCGGCAGATCTGCGACACGCGATCGTCGTCCATGGTGATGTAGTCGTAGCGCTGCAGGCCCGCCGCGCGGTAGCCGTCCAGCTTGGCGCGGCTGCGCGCGATATTCATCTCGCTGGTGACCAGCCGCTGCCAGTCGTACTCGCCCGCTTCGAACTTCTGCTGCAGCAAGTCCGCCACCGCCTGCACGGGCGTGCCGTCCAGGGCGCCGCCGGCCAGCTGGCCGAAAATGCGCTCGCGCCATGCGCGCACCGTGGCGTTGCGCACCAGCTCGCCGCCGCGGGTTTGCAGCTGCATGGCGATGCGCTCGCGGAATGCGGCGATGTCCAGCGCTGCGCCGGTTTCCGCAACTGCCGTGGTAGCACCCTGGGTCCATGCACTGAACACGGCGGCCAACACGGGGCCGTCCACGGATGTCGCGCCCTGCAGGAATCGCTGCTCCAACACCAGCAATTCCGGCAATCGCTCATGTGGGAATACCCACGGTGTGGTGGGTTGTCCGGACGGTGAGATTACGCGGCGCGCTACATCGAAACCTAGCACTGCACCGACGGCAGCGGCAAAGTCCCACCAGCTTGCGAGCGCGGTCTGGATGCCGCGGCGCTCTATGCGACGCATCGCTGGGCCATCAGCACCGGCCCAACCCTCGCCCGCGGGATCTTCCTCGCCGTCGCCGGTTGCCTTCGTTGCGCTGTTGGCGCGCTTGGCGCGCGGTGCGCGGGCGGCGCGCAGGTTGTTGTCCACGCCTTGTGGGCTGCGCCCGCCATCGCCGCCGGCCACCATGCTGGCTTGGGCGTTGAGGAAGTTGGCCTGCGCGATCTTCATCATGTCCTGCAGGTTGGGTAGCTCCTGCACCAGCTTCCAGTCGCCCGCCTTCCACGTGCGCCCGGTCAGGCGCAGGTGGTTGGCCACCAGCGCCTCCAATCCCGGCTTGCGGCGCTCCCATCGGGTCTTGGCGGCCTGCAGCACCAGTTCGCTCTGGCGTTCCGCTTGGCCGGCGCCCACCGTGCCATCCACGCCCAGCAGCCACGGCGGCATGCCGAAGCGCGCGCAGACCTGCTCGGTCACATGCTTCAGCGGCTTGTCCGGGTCCAGCACCACGGTGCTGGCACCCAGCGCGTTGACGGTGATCTCGTCCATCATCCCGGTGGCGGTGACCAGATCCGCGCTGTTGCCGCGCTCCTTGCCGGCCAGCACGGCGGCCAGTTCTTCGGCCAGCAGGCGCTTGCGCTTGTCCAGCTCGTCGCCGGTGACCCGGCCGTTCTTGGTCTTGTAGGCCACGTGGTGGGAGGGATCACCCCACCGCGTCCATGTGCGACCCAGCGCGGTCTGGATGCGCAGGGTGGTGTCGGCGGTGACTTCCAGCCCGCGCAGCAGGCTGGTGCCGTAGGGGTTGTCCGCTTCCGGCCGATTCACGGCATAGACCACGCGGCGCAAGTCCACTTCCTTGAAGTCGTTGGCAACAAGGCTTGCAGCCGTGAGGCCCGGGGTCCTCCGCAGCAGGTTCTCGGCAGCGTCCAGCCCGTCACTCCGGGCCGGCTTGGCCGGGCACGCGCGGTAGAAGGTGCGCAAGGCATCGCCATCGCGCAGGAACATCACGCCTTTGCTGTCCGCCACGCGCATCCGTGCGATGCCGGCGCCGCCCTTGACCGCGGTCCACTCGCCGATGGCGAAGCCCTGCTCGTAGATTTCATTGCCCATCGACTCGTAGAACGCCTGCAGGCCGATCTCCGCGTCGTTCACCTGCACCGTCTGCATCCACGCATCGATTTCGGCGACCAGCGCCGCATTGCCGCCCTCCACGCGCACGATGCCATCCAGGGTGACCATCATGCCGATGGCACCATCGACCATCGGCAGCGCCTCGCGCATGGCCTCGTACAGCGCTGGATTTACCTGCCGCGGCACGAACCCGGCGAACGTGCCAGACCATGCCCCTAGCGCCGCATGCTCACGCTGCGCTGCTGCCAGCGCGCTGCTGGTGTTGGTCTCCGCCGCCTTGCGGCGGCCCATCCAGCGACTCAACGGGTTCAGCTTCATGGGCGCGGGGCGCACTCCGGGAGAATGCCCCGCTTTTAATCCCCACCGCCGCGTCCGCGCATTAAATCGGGGGATGGGATTGCGGCCGGCCGTGCCGGGCACATCACGCGCGGCGGTAGCTGCCCACGCTGAACACGTCCACATCCTCGGCCTGCAGGCTTGCCAGCTTGCGCAACATTGCCACGCGCCAGGCGTCGATGTCGTGGTCGTCCTTGGCCGAGTAGATGGGCCACTTGGCGCCATCGCGGGCCGTGTGGCTGGTCATGTGGTTCAGCACGTCGCCGTCGTAGGGCACGCGGTATCCGCAGCCCTGCAGCCGCGCCACCATGCACTGCGTTGCCCAGTGCTTGGCCGGCGCGCGCACCACCTCGACCACGCCGTCGTCGGTGTCCTTGGTGAGCAGCGAGCCGTCCTCGCCCAGGCAGTCCACGGACTGCTGGAAGTGGAAGCCGATCAGCCGCTCGTCGAAGTGGGCGTCCGCAAACTCCTCGAGGTGGCACAGGTCCTTAACCACCACCGTGCCAGCGCTGCCCATGTCCATACCCCAGAATGGCTGGTGCCCGAACAGGCGGTCGATCTGGTACACCAGCTCTTTCTGCGCGTGGTACGGCAGGCCCGTGGCCTTCACGCGCAGGCGCAGCACGTCCGTGTCGCCCACGGTTTCGAAGATGAAGATCTCGGTGGGGTCGTTGCGCTCGCCAAGGTCGGCGCCGGCCCAATAGACCCCCTGCCCGCGCAGATGGCCCAGCCAGTGCTCCAGCAGCTCACGCCAGGCGGTGCGGCGGGCCTGCTGGTCCTTGCCGGTGAACGGCTCCAGCGGCTCCACGGTGTCGCACAGGCCCAGCGGCTGCCCGCTCATGTTGCCGTCGGTGATCTGCAGGGCGATGCGCTCCACCACGTGGTACAGCAGGCCGGCGCGGCTATCGGCGGAGATGGTGACGCGTCGGTAGTCCGGCAGGTCGGTCACGTTGGGCAACAGGTCGCCCCAGCGGAACACGGGATTCTCCGCATCGCCCCACAGGCCCAGCACGTTGCGCTGGTAGCCCGGCGTTTCGCGTCCGCCGTAGAGCTTCACGAAGTGCGCGTCGCGCTCCGCGCTCCAGAACGGGTCCGGCATCAGCGTCTTCGGCCACTGGAACTTACGCGTGCCAGGCGCGCGCTCCGGCAGGTTCGGCACGGCGCTCTGGCAGACCCGGTAGAACTCGCTGTTGCGGTCGCCGTCCGGCACGCTGTAGTAGCGGAAGCGGCAGCCCGGCATCAGCGAGCGGTTGAACTCACTCCACACCGCTTTGCCCTTCATCTTGGCTGCCTCGTCCACGATGGCCAGCGTGCGCACGTGCACGCCGCGGAACGCGGTGCCGTCGACGCCGGCGGGGCGGAAGTCGATGGTGCCCATGGTGGAGCGCGCCGGGTCCAGCGGATTGGGGCACAGCAGGCGGAACTGCGTGTGCGGCGTGCGGCGCGGCTCCAGCCATGCGGCTTTCAGCGGGCTATCGCCTGGCATCGCCTTGAACACGCCGATCTGGCGCTCGATGGCGTCCATGATCTCGTTGAGGAAGATCTGCTGCGGCGCGCCGACCAGGCTGGAGGGCTGCGACTGCGTGAACCCGCAGCCGGTGATGTGCGCCCACAACAGCATGCACACGATCTCGCGCGTCTTGCCCACCTCCGCGCCATCCTCGTGCACAACGTCCTGGTTCCAGGATCGCAAGCTGGGCTTCTGGTAGTCGAACAGCCGGAACGGCGTGCCGTCGTTTTCCAGCATGAACGCCTCGCACCAGCGCACCGGGTCTTCCAGCGTGAACAGCAGCAGCGCCTGTTCGAAGCCGATGGGCAGCATGTCGGCCTGCAGCATCCCCCACGACCACCCGCGCCCGGCCAGCCATGCGTCGAACTGGTCCGGGTTGTAGACGCCGCGGTCCAGCATTTGCCGCTGGTGGGTTCCGGTCTTGCGTCGTGCGGGTGCTGCCAAGGTCAATCCTCCAACCAGCGCGGGCTGCATTTGCGCGGCATGGCCAGCCGCACGCGATCCAGAATGCGCGACCAGCCCAGCCGACCAGGCTGCGACTTCCCGTCGATGGTGATGCGGTAGCTGTCGATGCGCGGCGTGGCGTGCATGTCGATTACCACGCGCTGCACGGTGCCGGTGTCGTAGTCCTCGATGATCAGCCGCCGCCGCAGGTCCGGCGGCGACCACCGCGCTACCGCGGGGCGCTCCATGCGGGCGCGCTCGCGCCCCGCCTGCATGGCTTTCACGCGGCGGCGGATGCGCTCCTGGTAGCGAGGGGAACGGCGATATGCCATGCAGACCTTCAACGCTCTTGCGAATAGTTGTTATGCCGCACGGGTCGCGGCGATCAGGAAATCCCATGCGTGCTTCGGGTTCCCGGTTTCTGCAACTCCGGCAATTGCTGCCCGTCCCAGTACGTCATGCGGTAGTTCAGCCGGGACAACCGCAAAGCCCGCACGGGTCAAGGCCGCAATCAGCTTCATCGGCCAGTCCTCAAGCGGCACGTCTTGGTTGTCCATCGCGCAGGCCGCTTCGTAGAGCGCTTCGCGCGGGGTTGCAATCACGCTGTAGTAGCCTTGTTCCATGTCGTTCTCCGGTAGTTCGGCATAACAATTCAATCAACCGGAAGCCGCTTCGCGGCTCCGGTTATTTCAGGCGTTAGGCCGCACTGGCAGCCTTCTTGTGTTCGCAGATATTGAACGTGGACTGGAACTCCGCATAGCTCATCTCGCGGTGCTCAACCCTCCGGCCGGTCTTCTTCATGTCGCGCGCAAACTCGGCAATCTCACCGGGTTGCGTGTCGTGGTCGTCAACAAGGCAGGCCGTAATGCAGCCGCATGACCGGATGCCAACGTAGAACTTCC